AATATCTGGGTATTATACAAAATCAAGACGAAACAATTACCACAATCTACGATTTTGGCAGTATTCAAGATTTAGATACTAAAAAGAAGTTTTTAGAACTAGCCAATGTTTGGTGGTGGGAAAGTAATCGTAGTATTCCTATTAACATATTCCTTAAGACCGAATGGGATCCGTTTAAACTATATCTTAGGACTTTTGTTAACAAGGACTTGGCAATATTGCACGGGCCTATTTGCAGTTTAAGCGAAATGGCTCGCAAAAAGTCCAAGCGAAAATCTATTACTCTTGTTCGACGGATGGAGTAAGCAGATTCATGTGTAGGGCTACCAGTTTGCTATAGCCCAGGGCATGTGCTTTTTTAAACACAAATCCTTTAGATTCATCACCGTCCCATACCGACTCGAATACTTCTGGCCAGGGCTTGTTTTGTAAATGAGCTTTTCCTGGGCGAATGATACTGATAAACGCCGCCATTCTAGGAACGCTATCTGGCTTCATTGACTGCAATAACGCTGTGTAATTTCCAATATGTACTAATTGTTTGGCCCACTCTGTGTCGGTCCATAGCCTACTCCAATTTGGTTCTTGGTTTAATATTTGCTTATAGTGTTCTGGGCTTTTAATTAATTGATACACTGACATATTCAACAAGTCAATTTTAAAATAGCCACGCTCTTCTGCTAGTTCATAATCTATTGCGGCACATTCATTTATAGGATCATATGGTATTCTGGTTACATACACACCAGAGTTATGCCGACGAACTTGCCCTTGATGCGACTGTCGTGCTGGTGTAGCAGTAATCAACTTTAACAGTTGATCTCTATCTGCTAAGTCTAAGTCAATATCTGCTGACATTCTACCATCCTGCTTTTTGTAATATATCCTTGGCATACTCTTGGTCTGCTGGATAATCTTTAAACTTACGCATCCAAAAGTCTGCATCAATGTACGGCCAGACCATGGCAATTTGTGTTGGGTCAAGTTCGCTTAAAAACTTTTGTCCACTTTCGCTATTATAAATTACCCAAGGACTAATACGACCAGTGTTAACAGCATAGGCCATTTTATTACTGTTACCATAGCGTAAACAATCTTCTGGAGGATTGCCAGACTCTTCTGACCAGTCTATACCAAACTCCATGGCCCTGGCCAATGCATCGTTTACATTTTCTACTCGTAAATAATCCATAAGGTATTCGTTGTAGACGCTATCTTTACACCAATGATCAATTTTTTTATTTTGTTTTAACACCCACTCGGTAAATCGAGCTGGATTGATTGCTTTTACTGCCACGCAATAACGACCAAACTTTACAAAGGCACGGTAATACGGACTGTCAGCAAAGTCATCAAATGTTTTTAATTTGGCACTACCTTGTGTAAGTTGATAAAACTTAAGATAGGCCTGCAGACCCAATTGTACTCCACGCTCGGATTGTTCTTGTCTACGGCGGCGAGGTTCGCACGAATGCACAGCCAGGCTGGACTCTTTTATAAAGTCTTTCTTGCAATACTGACAAGTGTATTTCATTTTTTAATTTCTTGGCCCAACTGTTTTAAGTAAGCGTCAATGTCTTTTTTAGTGTTAATTTTAGCCATTAAATCTAACTCATCATCTTTAAGATGCGGATATAGTTCTGCTAATTGTTTACGAATACCACTAGCGCCTGGTTCCTTTTTCTTAGGAGCAATCCATTGATGTCTATGGGTGCCTAGTCCCGGACTAACGCTGGTAGCACACAGCCATTGTAGCTTTGGGTGTTTGTTTATGTTAAAAAAATGTTTGTTTAGTCGCTCATTACAACTGATCAAATAAAACTCTTGTAAGTCACGGCTTCCTTGTACACTACTTCCCCAACGAATCATAAGATAATTACTAAATTTTTTACGCTCTTCTTCAGTAAGGCTATTATAAAAATCTCGATCCTTGCGATCAAAACAATTCATTTCGTTGGCAATATTAAGTTTATCCACTACCAGGCCTTGTTATAATCAACCACTTCGCAGTTACGGCTAATATCTTTTACAAAATAAACACAGTCAGGTTTTTCACCATCTGTAACTGGTATACACAACATCTGGCCGTTTTTTAATTTAGGAGCATACCACGCCACCTCTTGGTACACATCCACAATCTCAATATCAAGAAAACTTGGGCGGAAACTTGATAGTGGATTGAATTGGAATGCCTTGAACCCACGATCATTAATAGCAGTTAATGGCAAGACTTCTAAGTCGCCTAGGTCTGGTTCACCAATTAGTATCTGCCAATCTACAGGCATACGGATAAGATTTGTACCAATTCGTAATACCAATGCTGGTGCATTAAAACTTTCTAGGAAAATTAATGGTATGTAATGATAATCTGGATCTTGCGGATTACTATTATCTAATATAGCAAAACGCATATCATCGACTTCTTCTGGGAGATGGTCAAGATCGAAGGGGGTGTTATCAAGGGTCAAAATGCGAATTTTCTTCTCCAGCATAAATAAAAATGTCAATCGCGATGTTTGCATCATCCATTGACTCTAACAGTTGAAAAGGAACTATCAGTCATGTATTTACAAAACAAATATACTAAGTGTTACTATAACATCATTGACCGGGCAAAGTCAAGAGATTTGCCAAAAGAAACATATACAGAGAAACATCATATTATACCTAAATCATTGGGTGGGTTAAACAGTAAAGATAATTTGGTAAAACTTACTGCAAAAGAACATCGATTAGCCCATATTTTGTTACCTCGTATGACCATCGATCCTGCACACACAAAAAGTATGTGGTATGCCTTATGGATGATGCTAAGAACAAAGAATCCCAATCAACAAAGAAAAATTTCTAAAGGAAGTGCGTTTGAAATTGCTAAAATTAAAGTAGCTGAAAATTCCTCCCAACTACACAAAGGCAAAACTGTATCTAAAGAAACTAGAGAAAAATTATCCAAATCTTGTCAAGGGAGACCTTCACCAAACAAAGGCAGGGCGATGTCTGACAGTCAAAAACAAAAACTGTCTATCGCTCATAAAGGAAAAATTATTGCTCCAGAAACTATAGCTAAAATTCTTGACTCTAGAAAACACTATCGGCACTCAGAAGAAACCAAACTTAAAATTGGACAGAGTCAAATAGGCAAAGTAGTTGTGGTATCAGAAGAAACTAAGAAAAAATTATCAATTGCCGCTAAAGGAAGATCTAATACTTGGTTAAAAGGAAAGCCAGCACACAACCGAGGGATCCCGCACACCGAAGAAACTGTTAAAAAATTAAAAGTTGCTAAGCCTAAGTATCAATGTTTACATTGTAATAAATTAGTAGGAGGAAAAGCAAATTACAATCGGTGGCATGGAGATAATTGTAAATCTATTTCCATTCCAATTTCTCTTGTGTAAAGGGGTAGTTAGCTTCCTTATAAAATTGCTTGCGCTTGGTCAAATGGCGTTTGGCAAATTTACAAGTTGATGTCACATCGTAAATATTAACATGATCTTTGTCCTCGGCCTTTCGTATTCCTCGTCCGATACTCTGTATGACACGAACAAACGACTTACCGGGCTCTACTAAAACAAGATTAAAAATACGCGGGATATTCAGTCCTACCGCGGCCACACCGTATGTGGCCACGATGATTTTTCCAGTAGCATCAGCCACTTCGTCATATTCATCTTGTCTTGCCTTTGCTTTTGTTGCACCACTAACAAATACCGCTCGGTCACCTAACAAGTCCACTAATGCGTGGCCGGCGGCTACACGGTCTACTAATACTAGCGTATTGCCTGTTGCGTTAACCTGTGCTATTAGTTGTGCTATAGTTTTAAGTCTATCTGGCTCTTCTAATAGAAACTTTAACTCACTTTGATAGTTGGTAAACTCTGCATGGTCAACTAACTGCACAATATTCACGTGACATTGTGCTAAAACCCCTTGACTTTGTAGCTCGCTAGCACTAAGTCGACCGATCACTGGGCCAAGACTACACTTCAAGGCTTGAAATTCGAATGGTTCTTTGGGTATGGTTCCTGTTAGTCCCCAACGCAAGGGTATACGAC